GCTGCTTGCGCTTACGCTCTGCAATCAGATCCATGCCCGGGGAGGAGATGTTGCTGAACAGCACGTCGCCGCCCATCTCGACCACTGTCGGGTCAACGCTACCCATCTCAACGATGGCGCTGACGGTCTCTTCCTGGCGGCTCTGGAATGAAGGGCCAGCGCTGCACGTGACGTCATACTTGCCCTTCGACAAGTCGTTCATCTTGATCATGCGACCGGTCTGTTGGTCCATCACAGGTTGGTTGACAGCGGTCATGTCGTACGCGCCGTCCTCCTTCATGATCCGTAACTGTCGCGGTGTGTCGTACACCCGGGGGATAGCGTCCACCAGGACGCAACCAGTGCGTGATATAGCCCGTTCAAGCGCCTTGAAGTACTTGACCGTGCCGGTGTCGCCCTTGTCCTGCAGTCGCTTGATGGCGATGCCTGACTGTGCGTTCGGGTTGTCGCCCATGTTCGCAGCGAACAGGCCCGCTGTCTGGTTGACGATGAGCTGCATGTCGTCGGACAGGGTCTTCAGGCCCGGGTTGATCTGCGCCCCGCCCTGCTGCTGTGGTGCGCCTGGCGCCTTCGGATCGGGGTTGTAGTGCTGTACCGGGTCGGCGTTGGTGTTCAGTGTGGCCATGGTCTTTTCGTGGCCGGCTGTCTGTTCCAGGGTAGCCCAGTACTTGGCGCGTGGCGCCATCGCGCCCTCTTCGATCTCACGGGACTTGGAGTAGTTGAAGACGCGTTGCGGGTCCATCAGCTTCTCGACCGCGCCACGATAGAGGATCTTATTCTCAAAGACCTTGAAGTTAGCCATGACCGGGATCACTGGCAGCATGTGGAAGACCGTCTCTTGTGGCTCATTCAGCCAGTCACCGGCATCGAACAGTCTGGACATGACGACGTCCTTCTTCCGTACCCGGGTGCCCACGACAGTGATGCCCTGCTGCGCCAGCTCGTCCAGTATCGGCTGGGTCTCTTCCTCCTCGACCACTGCGCCACTCGATAGCTGCAACAGCGTGCGGGAGATCTGCTTGATGTAGTAAAACTGGCCCACCACGATGTGTTCTTCTTTGTGGTAGTAGGCCTCCCCGGTACGGTTCTGGTCGACGGACTGCTTACCGCCTTCTGGCCAGCGCTCCTCGTACTCGGCGGTGGCTATAGCCTCGAGCACGAAGCAGCCCTTGGCGTCACTCGCGTCGGGTTCGTTGAACGGCAGGAACCAGACCGAGTCGAGGTAGTTGGCTATGCGTTCGATGCTCAGGTCCTGGTCGAAGCTGTCGCCGTCCAGGTACTTCTGCTTGACCATCCAGCCGTCCAGGCCACCGGTGACCATAGAGCGGGCCGCCATGTTGAAGATGTCTACTGAGTTGGACACGCTTTCGATGTTACGCACCAGGCCGTCGTACAGCTTGGCGTCATCCTTGCTGGCGTCACCGCCGGCGGGCTTGATGGCGATGTCGAAGTCAGCCAGCTCGATCTCGCCGGCTATCTGGTCGACCACCGGGCCCGTCATGTCGAAGGTGTAGCGTGGCCGGTTGGCGTTCTGTGTCCACCAGTATGGCTCCCACTGGCCGTCGCGCTTGTCGATGAACAGGTGCGCCTCTCTGGCGGCGTCACGGTTGTCGGTGTCGGCCTCTTGGGCGGCGCCCAGTGCTGCCACTACGTCGTTGTGTGATGTGAAGTCGGTCATTGGCCCCAGCCTGCGTACTTGATCGGTGTTGGTGCGGCCTTGGGCCGAACCTGCTTGTGTGCTATGGCCATCAGGCCGAATGCGTCAGCCAGGTGACTAGACCAGTCATGGTCAGGACCTAGGCCCACGTTACGCACCTTGTCGATTTTCTCGTGATACCAGCCCAGTGCTTCCAGGCCTGACTCAGTGGTCGATTGGTTGAACCAGACGGACGGGAACACGCGGCGACCAGCCTCGATGCGCGCCATCGCTGCACCTTTGCCCTGATTGGGTACGACCTCGACCTCATATCCTGCCTCCGTAAATGCGCTTTCGTAGGATACGCTATAAACCCTGTCGTGGGTAGCACCATCGTGCGGCAGCCACATCTGCGTACCGGGTGTCTCGTATCCGCGAAGGCGCAACCACGCCAGGTGTGTGGCCAGATCCTGACCCACCGCCTCGTAGCAGTCCAGCACTCTGACCTGGGTGCCTACGAACTGGCACACCCACATCGCAAAGGCGTCAGAGCTCTTCCCGGTGCCGCCGATGTCGGCGAATACGTGCACGCCCATCAACGGGTCGAGGGTCACCTCGGTCACACGACCCTGTGAGCGGGCCTCAGTGAGCCGTCTGGCGTAATACGCACCCTTGACAGTGCTGACGTAGCCCCCGTCCCAGATATGGTCGTAGTCGTCCACCTCGTCGGGATCAGCCAGGCAGTCCTTGCGCTCCTGCTCGAGCACGTCAGGGAACCACGGGTTGTCGTTCCAGTTGGCCTGGACCACGATGCTGTTGGTAGGCACAACGCCCTGGCGCAGCATGACGTCAACCGGGTCGAGCTTACGCCGTGGGTTCCAGCTGAACCACAGCTCGGAGTTTTTGGCGCGGATGGTAGGCCGTAGCATCTTCAGCGAGCGGTCACTCAGCGTCTGGGCTTCTTCCACCCAGGCCCGGTCTATGTTCTCGAGCGACTTGACCGACTCGCTGTTGTGATCCTGCATGCCCTGGAATAGGATCAGCCCGTCGCCGGGCGTCTCGATGCGGTCTTTGAACACCCTGAAGCCGTCGCTCTCACCCAGGTTGTGGTGCAGCAGTCTGTCCTGTAGCAGCTGCTTGGCTGAGTGCGTCAGATCCTTCTGGACCTCACGTATGCACACCGACCGCAGGCCTGGCAGGGCCAGGGAGTCGTCGATCAGGCGGTCAGCGAAGAACCAACTCTTAGCGCTGCCCCTGCCGCCATACGCGCCTTTGTACCGGGACGGTTGGAGCAGTGGCTCGAAGACCCCGGCTACCGGAAGTTCGAAGTTAGCCATTCGGTTTTACGATTATCCTGCGTATTTCGGTGATGACTGGTCCGCCCTCGGCGCCAGTGATCTGGGCCTCCATCGGCAACACACGGCCGAGGAGCGTCGCGAATGTCCTCGGGTCCTTCAGTGCCAGCATCACGAGGTATTGTTCGCCTCCTACCGTGTCGAAGGCCTTCAGGATCGCTTCCCTGAGCTTGACCGTCGTTGCGTTCGGCGTGCCGCGCTTTCTGCCGGAGCCAGGTACTCTCGGTCTGCCCATCGATACGTCTCCACTGTCCACATTGAGCCCAAATCATACCATATTCCGTGGCACACGGCTGTCACATGGGCCCAAAACGCCTACAAGCCCCGCCGAGCATAGGTTTCAGGACTTTGGCACACGGAGGCACACCATTTTTCCCTATTGTAGTATACATTTTACCCCCACTACTGTATGTACATACACCTTATACCTAATATACTATATTTTATTAGTATATAGTGTGACACTGTGACAAGGCAGCCGAATCAACACCTTACGCTCGATTTTGCCCGTGACAATCGTGTGACATCGGTGTGACAGTGTGACAAAATCACCTTGCAGGGCTCCTGCACCTCCTGCACCTCCTGCAGGACGTAGCCATAGGCAAAACCTATCACACCTATAGGCAAAACCTATTGGTCGCTCGGCAACAAAAGTGGTACTCTCCCGGCTCCACTCACGCAAGGAAATACCATGCACCACACCGAGCTCTCCTCCGCCGGGTTGATCGTCTTCCCCTGCAAGCCAGACAAAAGCACAAAGATCCGTTGGCAGGACTTGACCCCCGCGTCACAGCACCATTGGCCGACTGATGCCTTGGTCGGTGTGCCCATACCTCCCGGCGTGGTGACCATCGATCTGGATACTTATAAAGGTGTGACCCGGGAAGCCGTGGAGCGCATCGCTGCATGCGCAATCCCCTGGGATCTGGCTTTGATCCAGACAACACCCCGTGGCGGCCAGCACTACGCTTTCCGTACCAATATCTCGCCCAGTCAAGGCACAGAGCGGTTCGGCCTCGACGGGTTTGACCTCCGCGTCGGGGGTAAAGGTTACATATGTACTGGGCCCCAGTATAATGATCATGGGTTTGGGGTGGCGCGCCTAGCAGCACCTGGTTCCTTGCCAGAGCTGCCAAGTGGGGTTGTGGAGCTCCTGCGTCCCCCTGAACCCGCCTCATCTACGCCCACACCTACCCCAACCAACATTGACGACGTCGTCGCCGCACTCAAATACCTTGACCCAGCTGAGGGCAGGGGCCAGTGGCTCAAGGTCGGCCAGGCACTACGGTCAATCACCGAGGACCCCACGCTGTATGACAGCTGGTCGAACGGCACCCTCAACGATGTCGAGTGCCCCGCCAACTATAGCTACGAGAACCTGCACCGCG